GGCAATAAATTTTCATCTGTAAAACTAGAAACCAATTCAAAACCACGAATTTTCATATTCTTCTCTTTTCTATTATCATTTATTCTAGATTATTCTATCTTATTTATTCGGAAAAAGCACGAAAAAAAGAGCACACAACAGCTTATGAAGATACGATAATTTACACTGTTTCACAATACGTTGAAATTTAGAGCTTTAAAGCGAGAGCAAAGTTGACTTTTTACATCGTTTTACAGACATTTACGACATTTTTGCCCCTTTTTTGCCCCTTTTACAAACAAAAAAACCGCAAGCCTGAGCCTGCGGTTAGTGTAATCTAATTTGAAAGTCCTTTCTGTTTTTATTTTGTGGTAACAATTAGTCCATCAGGTAATACATCCAATGCTGGTTTGTCTGAGCGGCTTCCGTCTTCGTTAACATAGTACCAGCCACCTTCGACTTTAACGAGTTCTTCTGAAGACATTGCTCCGTTCTCTTCTTTGAGATGGTATAGTTTGTCCTTGTATTGAACCCAACCCGTGACCATCGCTCCTGAAGCATCAAGATAGTACCATTTGCCATTCACAAGAACCCAACCAACGGCCATTGCGCCGTTTTCTTTGAGGTAGTACCATTTTCCATCATCCTTCAACCATCGAGAAGCTATTGAATAACCTCTCTCATTGAAGTAGTACCAGATACCATCAATCTTTTCCCACTCCTCTTTTGGATAGGCGCCATTGGGGTATTCATACCACCAACCAGTTTCATTGCGTTTCCATTTGGGCTTAGCTTCTTCATCATCTAGTAAAACAATGTTCTTGTCATACGGATTTGAAGAGTATTGCCACCAGCGAATCCCGTCCATTGATGGGAAATATTCAAAATCTGCATTTCCATCATTTAGCCCATAGCCAGCAATCCAAAGGCTGTTTGGGAATTTCGCAAGAATCTGCTCATAATAGATATTATTAAGCGTGAATGGCTTGTAGCTGTAATAGATTGGCTCATAGCCATTTTCTTTGAGAATTTCCATGAAGCGAATACAAGCATCTGTATTTGCCTGTTTATCTCCGCTAGCGTGATCTTCGTAGTCGAGGCACAAGTATTTTACTTTTTGAGGTACATTATCAAGGAAGTAGCGTGCCTCTCGCTCGGCTTCTTCGATGTCACCACCAAACCAAGCAAAGTGATAAAATCCAACAGGATTGGATTGCTCAATTTGAGCAGATAAGCAAGGGTTTAGATAATTTGTACTTTCAGAAACTTTGATAATAGTATTCTGTGTACCCATGTCAGCCAAAATACCTGTAATATCGTATCCATTATGGCTAGATACGTCGATGAATAAGTCGTTTTTCTTCATTTTTCCCTCCTAGTCCTCGCTTGGCTCTTGATAGTCAAGAGCACGTTTGCTGTCAGAAAGCCCAGCAGTTGTTGGATCTGGAATGATATTTAGAATATTTACAATCGTCAACCCAACAAGATAAGGGTTCGCGAAGAATTTACCAAGCAAGTCTAAAATGACTCCCCAGCTGACCAAATCTTCTAGTTTTAGATTGAAATAGGCCAGAATTGGCAAAGCTAGTGCAAATGCCACTCGCAATAAGAATGTTTTATTTTTTAGGCTAAAACGTACTTTCCAGTTAATCATGTGTTATTCTCCTTTATTTTTATCTTCATCTTTTTCAAGCAATCGTTGAAACGCTTTTAAAATTGGCTGAAAAAGAGTAACATTTCCTTTTAATTTACGGTAGTTTTCAATCAATGATTGAAAAGTAAATGCGATGTACCCAAGATAAATCGAGTACAAGAATGCGAAGCCTGTCTTTTCAGGCAAGAGCACGGACATCGGAATAAGGATCATCAGCAAGAGCACCCCTAAAATCTTTCGAAGGAGCCCATTAATGCCGATTTTGCTCTTATACTCGATGTCAGGGTTTGCGATAGCAGCAATTGTCCCTGTGACAAAATCAATGATTTCCATCGAGACAATCAGTGCTAGAGCGTACAAGACCAGACCGTCCTCGGTCTGGACTACGCTTCTTAAAAAATTGAAAAATTCGATTTGCATATATCCCCCCTTAATCAATGCGTGGCATGACCACAGTAATCACGCCTTGCTGAAGCATATCAGATAGTGACTGTTCTTTCCAAGTGTAACCTTCTGTGGCTTGCATTTGGAACTTGAAAATAGTCTTGGTTCCACTCGGCCATTTTGGATTCGTATCAAACGGATAAGGCATAGCTACGATGTCACCATTTGCATAGCGAGTGCTCTTGACAAGTGGCTTGATGAACCCAGCAACCTTGTTGTAAGCATGAGTAGGCATGCCTCCGTTTTGAGAAATAGCCAGAGCGATCAGAACCTCAGTGATAGATGATACCGTGTCAAGATTTTCCTTATTCTCTACGGCCGCTTGCTCTACCTTAGTTGCCATTTCCTTATTTTGCTTGAGCTGCGCATCCACCTGGTTGAATTTCTCATTTTCAGCACGGTTTGGGAAATTCTCTTGATAAAGAGCCTCAAGAGCTAACTCAAAAAGTTCGCTATTTGATAAGCTGATTTTATCAGCAGGTAACAAGATAGGTATGATAGCACCATTTGAGTTGACAAGTGTGACCTTAGTAGCTGATGCTGTTCCACTTGCATCAAATTCCTGTGTTTTTGAGCCATATTCTAGTTTCATATTTCCTCCTTAAATTTTGAATGATATGTTGTCAAAATTGAGCCATGTAGCATCAACATTAGATTTGACTACTATGTTTCCGTTTGTGTAAACACCTAAAACTGCTAGAGCGTAACTATTATTAAGTGCCATCACGAATATTGGTTGTGTTGGTCTAAAGCCAACAGGTAAGACACCAATAACTGTCTCTTTTGTTGTTCTGCCTTTGTAAGCCGTGCCTCTGATGTAAACCACTCCATCCAATGTTTTTGAGTATTGAACTTTGTCGTAATCAGGATGATGTACCCAGCTATTTTGCAAAGGTAGGACTTGCCAAGCAGAGGATTGAGTGTATTTTTGGATGTCATTCTTAGAGGCATATTCTACCCAATCTTCCCAATCATCAATAGTCTTAGACCATCTGTGATGTCTGAAATAGACCTGCCCATTATTCCCATAGAATAGCTGAATAGCCTCTTTATACCCATCTGTGTTCTTTCCGTAGTTGCTATAGTGGAACAGATAGCCCCACTGCCCATTTGGATTTCCTCTAGCTGTTCGATCAATGTAATACTGGCCAGGCTGATCAACCAAATTCGCGTTAGTTACATTAGGATTTCCATCGAACCAAAGCGGTCCACCGCTATTACCAGTTAACTGATATTGCTGGATAGGCTGATTATTAGCATAGATATCTCCTAAAACATCCAATGAACCGGGTTTCCCAAATTCTGCAACCTTACCGATACCTACACGTCCGTTCTTATCATAGGACATTACTACGCTTTCGGTTGCAACAGTAGCTGAAAATTCAACGCTTGTAAACTTGTCCTCAAGCTTACCAATGATTACAAAGGATTTATTCGATGGATAATTCCCCGCCATGTTAGCGGCTGAATTAGTCAATGTATGAACACTTGTAAAATTACCAGATGCACTACCATTATCATCCGTGAAATTCTCATTACCTATCTGAGCAACTTTGAAAGTTAAGGACATTACATTCCTTTGCTTCCCTGACTGCATTATAGGAGCTATTCGGGCATTTCTTAACACTTGCAATGTATTTGGATTGCCTCTAGTTCTAAGCGCGGAAAAACTAAAGGAAGGGGCATAATACTCAATCACGTTGATAGTAATATCTTTAGTATCTGATTGTTTGCCCCGACTATCGACAACATAAGCTCGAATGGTTGCCAAACCGCTAAAGTTCATGATACCAAAACTACCACCGTTTTTAGTTACGACCATTTTTCTATTAACAATTTCAGCTCGATATCCAGTTATGGTAGAACCATATGCGCCAGACGCATTGTTGAAGTTTACTTGGATATCTGAAATGATTTGTAAAAAGTCATTTCCACTTAAAAGCCGTCTTGCGACCGTATTCATGTCAGTTAATGAAATACCTGTGAAGGTAGGTTTTACACTGTCTGGGATTTTAAAGTGCCACCCATTAGAGTACACATCGCTTCCAATTTGGGTAGACCCATTATATGTTCGAACACAGATGTCCATTAGCCCGGAACTAGATTTAGGTAAGTGTCGAGCAAGATCTAAAGACGGGGTAAAGGATACACTTGTCCCATGGTTCTTCCCTAGGTCAATCCATTCGCTTCCAAAAACTCTATACCAGACTTGATGAGTAAATGAGTTAACTTTTCGATTAAATATAACGGTATGAAGTGAGCCTAAATTTCGGTTTCCTTCTAAGCTAGAAATTTGCGTAGACCTAGGAATTTTGTCGAATGTATAATTCGTCGAAATTGTAATGTTGCCATGAATTCCGTTGTTAGCGTCAAAAGATGCCCAGACAGACATAGTCTTTGTTCCGTCACTGTTGTGAGGAATAGTAGCTTCACCAGACGCGAGAGTAGTTTCTTGTCCCTCTGTCTCGAAACTTAAATTGCTCTTATATACACTTGAACCATTTAACCACACAGATAAAACACTTCCGTTTTCTGCGTTCCAAGTTCGGTAACCTCCATCTCGGTCTACGGTAGCTCTCCAACTAACTTTAGAGGAGTTGTTAGCAATGTCCTGACTAACTTGTTCAATATAAATATTCAAGTGCAATGGGCCACTAGAATTGATAAATTTAGTCATTTTCCTCTTATTAACCTCCTACATACCGAACAATATTCACATCTTTGTCAAGATAATATTGTTCTGTTCTAAATCTTCCGATTTGAACGGACGCGGTAAAAATACCGTTGTCAATATGGATTACACCTTGCGAAATATACATTACTTCCTTGCCTGCAGAAAACATAGAAATCCTATCATGACTGACTTTTATTGATGAACTAGCATCGTTCTTTCCAATGATGAGCCCCTCATTTGAAGCACTCATATAGGTATCGATGAACTTTTTCATCTCTTTCAAACCACCAAATTCTATTGATAAAAACTCAATTCTCCTACCCGCTTCGATTAAATCAGATTCAGATTTTTTTTGGCTGTCTGCATTTGATTTTACCAAAGCATTATATGCTTTTTCTAAATCACTAAGTTGATCCATTGTGGCTTTAGCTTTTAGCTCAACGTCATGAAGTTGAGCTTTCTCAGCTAGCGCATTTAATTGCTCATTAGTCAATTTATGGTCAGCTTTAGAATCAAGCTGTTTTTGAGTTTCTGACCAGTGAGGTTGCCAGCTCGTCATAGGTATAGCTCCAACTGTTAAAACAGCCCAATTAGCATTACCGACTCCCTCTGGTTCAACAGTGAAGAATGAAACAGTATCTCCAGTGTTAAGATTTTTCTTTGATGTGAAAGTAACACTCCAAACATCCAACTCAAAGCTATATGCTAAATTTATCCACTGCCAGCTATCGCTAGGATTTTCACGAATACCAAAACTAAGTGTACTGTTATCACTCCTCCACCATTTAACGCTTAAAGTGTACTGTTTGCCAGCTTTTAAAGGTTCAGCCAAGATGAAATCTTGTCGGTGCTTATTTCTCCATCGGATACCTGAATTAAGCAGAATATTCCCAGCCTGTTCTGTCGTCCCGAACAACGCTGTCCATTTGTATTGTGTGGGATCTTGACTGTGAGCTGCAGTAAAGTCTGTCAGAGTACCTATATAGCGTTTGTTGCTACTGTCAGATGTGCTAAATCCATCACGTCCATCAGCAGAGTTAGCCCAGGCTCTATGCAAGTGTGAAGTGCGTCCATCAGCTCCAGTTTTCCCTGGGATACCTTGGTCGCCTTTCGGTCCAGGAGTCAGTTCAATTTTTTTTAGATCTTCTTTCGTCGCTACATCTTGAGCATTGATAGTGAGCTTATCAATGTTCATCACAACTTTGCCGTCACGGACGGAAACAATCTCTTGCAAACCGTTCATGATTCGCAAACGTGCTAAATCCAGATCTCCAGCAGTTATATTTTTTGCATTTAACGAAATGTAATTACCAATTGCTGCAGAAACTTTTTTTGCTAGCAATTCATCAGTGGTTATCGTATTGACAATTTCTCCAACATTAGTGCTGTCTGCCTTTTTAACCCATGAACCTTCTACATGTTCCCACATTTCAACATAGCCACCATTAGGTTTAAACCATATATCTCCATTTTTTGGTTTTGTAGGGCTTGCTGTATCAAGGTACATACTACCTTGTTTAGTGATAAGTTCGTCCAAATACTCAATTTGACGTTGCACGGCTCCCTTATATTTATAAGTACCTTGTGCAACTCCAGCAGCATTTCCGCTACTATGGGCAGATAAACCACCATCAAACGAAAGTTTGTAGGACAGCATTGGAATGTTAAAATAGATATTTTCATCCCAGTGTACTGTAACCCAGTCACCAGCTTCCATAGCCATATCGCCTCGCCATGAAAGCGTATATGGATAAAAATTAAATTCACGGTATTCGTTGAAGATGCGATCCAGAATTTCTTGTGTAACCCATGGATTTTTTAACTTCATAATATTACCTGTGGACAATCCTGATTTATACACAACCTTATCAGCAGACTTACACTCAATACCTTTCAACCTGTAAGGTATCTCGTCACGTTCTAATCCACCTGGCTTATACATATCTTTTGTGATATGTCTTGATGTTGTCTTTAGCTTGATAAAATCAAGCTTCCCATTACGATTAAATCTGACGAAACTTCCTGATAATTGCGCTAAATAAACTAACGCCTCACGATAACTTGTTTTTTCTAGTTTCTTCGCAACTTGATCATTTACTAATTGGATATTAGTATCTGTCGTGATACCTGTCAATCTCACGATTTCTGATAAAATATCCCTTGTATAAGCTGGATAAGTAAGCTGACTATCATAAGCACCAGACAATCTAACAAACTCGTCCTGTAGCTTAATTTTGGTCTTTTTATTATTACGATCTAGCTTGACCTCGGTAACAAAAAACTTGCCAAGTGGGACGGTTTTACCCGCAATTGCTACCGACATTGTTGCCGGCATCATTTCTTGCAGACCTTCAATAATCTCTTTAATTTCAATTTCTAGACTATTGATGTACCCACCACCAATTGTAAAATCATTACTATTACCGATGGAACTGTCGTAAGTAGCTGATGCAATTTTGGTTTTTGTGTATCTCTTACCATTTAAGTCAAAGTTAGCCTCAAACACGCGCAGATGGTCCTCTATTGCTTTGATATAATCTGATGTTACTTCTAGCATAATTCCTCCTACTGCTCGATAATAGATACAGATAAGCCGTTGTAATAGGTCACACCGTCACTCAGACGCCCCATTACTGTCTCTGTGATAGTTCCGCGATAACCAGTGATAGATTGTCCTAAAATGTTTGCAGTAAAAAATCCGGCTACCAATTTAGACTTGATAAGATTTCTTTCTGCTTCTGTGATAATTCCCCATTTGATGGAAAATGTACGTTTTTCTGCAATGACGTCACCCGTCATCAATCCACTAGCACTACGACCTGTGGAAGATGACCAGATAATCTCATTATTGATGCTGATTTCAACTGGAGAAGCAAGAGCTACTCCACCTACTGATATTTCACTCATGCATACCTCCTAAATCATGAGGGGGGATTCCCCTGTTTTAATTGCAATTTCGTTGATTTTATCTACAATCTTCTTGGTGATTTTATCACCATCAATTGTCAAATCAAGAGCACGAACCGCTTGCAACAACTGTGTCAGTAAGGCTAGAACTTCTGGCCCACCGCCATTATTTGACAATTCCGCTGCACGACGTGCCATTTCAAGCATTTTATTTTCCGGAGCAACAATCTCACCGTAATGCTTGTTATCACCAATCATGGCAATTTGTGGTGTATTGGCCTTAACAAAGCCACCTTGAGCAAGTCGAGGTAATCCAATGTAACTGAAGCCACCGATACTTACACCAGGTAATTTATTGATTACGCCAACAGCACTATTAAGCAATCCGATACCGCTATTAATTGTGCTTTCCACCGTCCCTAGTACCCCATTAATAACGCTACGTACAGCACCACCAATGGCGCTTCCAACCATGGTTCCAACGTGAGTAAACGTTGAACGTATTTGCCCCCAAAGTCCGCTAAAGAACCCGATAATGCCCGAAAATGCATTCTTGACATTGTTATATGCTTCGTGGAATTTTGAAGAAAACCACCCTGGTATACTAGCAAGAGCCGATTGGATATTACTCCACTTCCCTGCAAACCAACTTGCAATAGGATTGAAGATACCTGTTAAACCTGTCCACGCGTTGCGGAATTTGTCTTTGAACCAATCAGGAATAGAAGCAAGATTGCTTTTTAACTCATTGTAGCGTTGAGAAAACCAAGAACCAATACCAGTAAAGATAGCAACAATGGCATCCCAGGCTTGTTTAAACTTATCTTTGAACCATTGAACAACAGGTGCAAAAATGGTCTTAACAGATTCCCACCAACGGGTGAACTCTGCAATCATCGAATCTATGTCAATTCCAAGTGCGGCCAATAGAGATTTGATAATACCGGAAAATAGATTTTTAATTCCGTTCCAAGCTTTATCCCAATCCCCTGTAAAAGCACCCGTTACAAAATCAATCAAACCAGACAGAGCTAGAGCGAGGCCTCCGATAATATCAGAGAGTTGTGCAATAGCATTGATCAACGATGTACCGACAACTTCTACTAATCCACTAAGAATCTCCATAAATTTTGTGACATCTACATTCAAAACAAAGTCTTCCCAAGCTGCTTTGAAAAAATCAAAAAAACTACCTAAAAGCATAGAGAGATTATCAATAGCTGGTTTTACATGAGTGTCATAAACTTCCGAAAACATTTTGCCCAATTTTGATAGAACTGGATTGAGGTAAGTATTCCACCCATCCAAAAAGCTTTTCATCAACTGACCAAAACCACTTGTCAAAGAGTCAATAAATGGTTTTGCTTTGTCATCGTACACACGTTTCAACGCATCACCAACATCATTTACCAGTGATTCCAAACTTTCAAAAACAGGAGCAATGCCATCTAATAATCCTGTCCAGGCTTTTACTAACTGTGGAACATTCGGGACTATTGCTTTTTCAATTCCTTTAGCAAAATCTCCTGCTATCTTACTGCCTAATTCGATTACTGTGCTGCCTGCACTTAAAATCGCAGATACAATCGCACTGCCAATTCTAACAGCGCCAGAAGATGTGATGACATCGTAAAAACCATTTGAGAAAGCTTGAACGATATTACCAGCAACCTCAGCTACGTTTCCTATGTTGGTAAATAGAGACACAAGAGCACTCTTAATACGCTCTTTTGGGCGCTGTAATCCGTTGGCTATACTTTCGGCTATAAAGACTCCTATCCCAAGAGCAACAGTTCCTATCGAGCCAGTAAACTGCCCTAGAGCATAAGCTATCTTATCAAGCATAGTTTGAAAAGAAGCAACAACTTTTGGATCTGTAAAAATCTCTTGAAGTACTTCGCCAATTCGTTTTAAAGCACTCTGAAGGCGTTCAACACCATCGAATCTAAATGAAGCGTTGAAACCATTCTGGAACAATTTGACGAGTTCAAGCAATCGTTTAAATAATCCATCAAACAGGCCGTCTAATTGATTCCCACTTTCAGCAATTTTCCCCATATCGACTTCAGCGCCTTTAGGTGTTCCACCACCTCCGCCGCCTGAACCACCAGGACTGCCTCCGGAATCTCCACCACCATCTCCGCTATCGGATGAGTCAGATAGTTTATTGACTTGGTCAAATCCCATGAGAGATTTCATTTCTTGAGCAGCTTTCTTAGCTGCTTTACCAGCTCCATCCGCAGCCTTTCCGGCTCCTTTGGCGGCTTTTCCTAAGTTGCCAGCTCCTCCTGCTGCACCATCAGAAGCCTCTCCTAAATTACCAACTGCATCAGCAGTTTCTTGAATACCGGAGCCTTTCATAGACTTCTTGCCAGTAAATAGTTCTGTCAATGCTTTAAAAGCATTACCTACTGTCAGCAATTTGCTGAGCAAAAAGTTAATGACTTTGATAACTGGGGTAAAAATGTTAATCAAGCCAACTCCGACGCTTGCCATAAAGCTTTCGAACTGTAGCTTCATAATTCTAACTTGGTTAGCCCAACTATCAGATGTCCTAGCGAAGTCGCCACTAGCCAGTGAAAGCTTGTCTGTTACAAATGCGAACCGCAAAGCAACTTTTTCAGCCTCAGACATTTCTTGTGTCGTCTTCCCAAAGCCATTAGCCATTGCATAGGCATCAAGTGCTGATTGAGTCATGACCACACCTAAATCTTTAAGTGTCTCTGTTTCACCAGTAAAGACTGATTTCAGCTTTGTGTAGGCTTCATCTTGACTAATATTATAAAAAGATGCCACATCGCCCGCTAAACTAGTTAAGGCTGTCGACATCTCGTAAGCTTTCTGTTCGTTAAAACCAAAAGCTTTAGTCATCGCACCGAATGTACCGGTGTATCGTTTTGCCATGGTCTCTGATAACCCAGAGGTATACATAGCTTGTTTTGCAAAGTCATCAACTTGCTTGCTCATGCGTGGAAAAGCAACGTCAACAACGTTTTGTACTTCGTTGAGATCTGAGCCGAGCTTGATAGCTTGAGCTCCGAAATCAACAAGTTTCTTGATTGCAAATGCTCCTGCAAGCATCTTGGCAGCTTTCGTCGCCATCCCTTGCAAGCCGCTCATCTGCCCTTTAAATTGTTTGTCGTTGACGACAAGGTCAAGACCAATCTGGCCAACTGTTTGTGCCAATAGCTATCACCTCCTACTTAGCCATCTCAACAAAGGCTTGTTTTAATTCTTCAAGAACTTGAGTCAAATCTTGTTCTGTTTTCTCTTTTGCAAGTTTCAATCTCCATTCGTTTCGAATGCGGTGCTGACCTTCCGAAAATACTTCTAGCATTTTAGGGTCATCTTCGCTTCGAATTTGGACGATTCGACCAAGCGGTGTTTCTCCGGACAAACCAGCTAAGAGAGCCTTGAACTCTTTCCACTTCATATTCTTAAATTCATTAGAGTATACAGATAAGCCATACTGTGTCCTAAGAGAACTGACGATTAAATCGAAATCCTCAAATAGGTCATAGTATGGCTCACTGTTCTCCCGCTTCTTCTCCCATGACCAATGTCATCGCTGCTTCAATAACTGTAGTTAAATCAGCAAAATTCAAACGCATTTCATCAAGTGTTTTACGACTATTTTCAGGGAAGATTAGCTCAAACATTTCCATCATTTTTTTGGCAGATGGAGTTCCTTCTTCATCACCGATAGTCTGCATCAGAGTCAGTACAGTTGTTGCATCTGTATTGACTTCAATTTCAGCATCTTTAATTTTCAATTTTGGATTTTCTTCAAAATTGAGTTTTTCTGTGATATCAATTACTTTTGACATTATTCAGTTTCCTTTTCTTCAGATAAAATGTTGATCAGTACTTGACCAGTTCGATTTTCTTTGCTTGCCATAGCTTCGATTCGCTCTTTGGATTTACCGCTTAAATCAACGGTATCTCCAGCCTTGTATTCGATACCTGTATCGATATCAATAAAAGCTATGGTTGCAATTGCGTTGGTTTCTTCAGCTTCAGCCATATTTCCTCCTTAAAATAAAAAGAGGGTCGAAACCCTCTAAATTAACCTGCTGGCACCACTTCCGGTTTACCATTTGACATAACATCAAATGACAATGGTGCAACGCCAGTTGAATCCCCCGAGATAAAGTCCTTAAGATTGATAACCGCGTCTTTAAATTTGATTTTGGTTCCGTCTGGGAAAGTCCATTGGAAGTCTGCTTCAGAATCGCGACCATTTTTAAACGCAAGACCTGCGATGTAGTCGTTGCCTGCATCACCTACATTTCGTTTACCAGAAACAGAAATTGTAACTGACTTCGCAGTCATCAAACGACGTGTCCAACCTTTTTGGTCAAATGGTTTCCATTCTTCAACACCATTGTCAAATGATACTGAGAATGATTCCATGTCTGCAATATCAACAAGTGATTCAACTCCTGCAGTTCCTTTATTTACTTGGAACTGGTTTTCATATACGGGGAATACCCCAGTTTTCTGAGCCATTAGTTGCCCTCTCTTTCTCTTTCGTAATATAAATCAAGCTCGATAACACGCTCATACACGTTATTATCATCTGTTCCTACATCCACAGGCTCGTTCTGCAATAAGGCAATCATCTTAACAGGTATTCCACCGATAACAACCGATTCAGCCTCAAACAGACGATTGTAGAGGTACTGAGCACGCTTCTCGGTCTCATTCGCATTCTTGTTCCAGTGAATTAAGATGCTGATTGATTTGACTTCATAGCTTGCCAGTGTTCTGCCTCCGATTGCTACCCGAGGACCATCGATTGTCTTTCGTTGGTAAATTCCTATACTGTTTTCTTGCTTGTTATCGATCTTACCAATGTAGTAGTTGTTAGCTGCATTAAATGTTTTAATCCAGTCACGGACTTCAGCTAATGTAATCATGCTTAAACCCCCGTGATTTGTTTGTAAAGTCGCCCGTAGGCTTGTTTTATTTTGTGTGACTTCTTGCCACCATCAACCCAATCCTCAAACCACTTTCCTTTTGCATGAGGATTTTCTTTCGTTTGGAATTGATATTCAGGATGAAAGTACAATCGTCTTGCGTAAGGAGTGGAATGTACTAGGCTTACTACACCTTGGGATGAACGTGAGTAGTCTGGAGCCATTGCATCACCTTGCAACACACCTTTATCAAAAGGCACTACCTGCGCCTGCACAACTTCTGTATGCAGGTATTCAGCAGTCTGTTCCAGTGCTATGATTTGAGCCCTTTCCAGTTTGCGGATAGTGCCAAAATCTAGCTTTACTGTAGAATTCACAAACATAGCATCACTCCAATCCGATGTAGGTATAGTTAACAGTCCCATCTGGATTTCTAGCTTTCCGGCTGTCCACAATTCTCCTGACAATACCAAATACAATTGCAGTCCCACCGCTCAATGTAGGCAAATACGGTGCAATATCACCAACGAAATAAGCTGAACCAGTAATTTGGACCAGCTTCTTCTGTTCAGTTAGGACTGTTTTGACACTGTCCTGATAATTGCACTTTAGATTAGCTCTGAACGCCTCTAAAGGTTCGCCGTCTTCAGAAACTCCTTCTTGGTTGACTGTGACTGTGATTTGCGTCTGACAAAATTGAGGTAAGACAAGTTGTGGAAATTTCATCAAATAACCCTCCTCGTCAATCCTGTTTGCTTCAAAAGTTCATAGGTTTTGCGATAAATAACAATACCTTGTTCTGTAGCAATATTCCAATTGGATCCAAATTGCATTGACACACCATTAATACTGTAGTTTGAAACCGTAGTAGCTATCAAATCAGCATTAACCTCCTCAAAATCAACAATCTGACAACAAGCCTTTCGGATAACTTCCTGCTGAAATGGCGTCAGATTGTCGAATCCAATGCCACGGATTCGGTTGAACGTAAGTATATCAATCTTGTCAGAAGCTGATTTAAGTTTGCTAGCCAGAACTTCTAAATCAGCAGAAATCACACCAACAAACGTCTTTTTGTAATAATCTGGACTAGCATACATGACTGTTACTCCTTAGCTTCTTTCAGCTTCTTGATTTCAGCGTTAGCTTTTTTCAAGTCATCCAAAACTTTTTCGTACTCCTCTTTTGAAACCTTGTCGACAGATTTACCATATTTTAATTCACCATCTTCATAGATTTCAAAGCCACGACCAACAAAATCATTGATCGCTGACTCATCGATATCATAGACTCGAGCGCCTTTAATTGCTTTTAATGCCATATACTACACCATCCTTTCTTACGCTGTCGCGTTGATAAAGATACCAGCTGCTTTATTCTTGATCAAGAATGCATCCATGTAGAAGCGAGATTGGAGCAAATAGTTATCAGCTGTACGTGAGTCATGCCCTGGTGTAAATACTTTGATGTAAGAGTATTTTTCACGAGCAACTTCACAAGATGGGTGGATTAAGATGAAGTTCATTTGTTTCGCTTCATCTGTTGCGACACAGCCATTTGTAAAATTGTATTGTGATTTCATGCGAGCTGATTGCACTTGTTTGATTTTTACATCATCAAGGCTATAGATAGAGCGTTTGACATCTCCATTTGAACCATTCACTCCTAGCACACGTTGGATGTCTTTAGCCTGTTTGAAGAGCTTGTTGACAGCTGGAGTGACGTACAAAATGCGACCTTCAGACGGAACACCTGCTTCGTCCATTTTTTCCATGGCGTCATCAAATTTTTGCAAGATATTTTCTGCAGTCAATGTTGTAGTGTCGATAGTAGCACCGTTAGCAGTATACTTGCCTGCTTCTGTGTAGAGTTTTGAGAACACGTAGCAATCTTTTTCAGGAATACCTTGTTCAGTTTCCAGAGTATTTTGGACATTGGCAATAGAGACGACAAGGTTTGTTTCATCAACATCCATAGGATCGATTGCAAATTCGATGTCGCGATCATGTTCTAGCTTTTTTGGTTCCCATTCGTTTGAGATTGTTCCAGAATTAAAACCAATAGTTTGACGATTGTGGTCTTTGTAACCAGATACTGTGATGTTTGGCAGCTTGATTGTTTGAGCGTTGATAAATTTCACTTGCGGATTTGAGTTAAACAAATCTACAGACGCAAGTTCTTTTGCATATTTCTGATGCAAAGCTTGTTCGAATTGTTCTGCGTAGTTATAAACTGTCATAATTTAATTCTCCTTTTTCTTAAAGACCAAATGCTGCAGCAATGGCATCAGTTTGGTTAGTTTGTTGTGTTTTACCGGTAGATCCGATTTGTTGAAACCCAGTTGATTCTTCTTTATTCGGCTTCAGTGCAGGAACGTCTTCCAAAACTTTTGCGACAATAGCTTTGAAATCTTCTGGTTTCGATTCAAGTGTGAGAGTTGATGTATCAGCCAATTTCATCACATAAGGTAGCACACCAACAGGCAATCCTTCCTCGATTGCTGCTAATTGTAGATTGCGCTCTAAATTAGCTTGCAATGCACTTGCTTGTGCCTGCGTTAACTGTTGCTGTAGTGATGTGACGTCTGGTGTTGCATCAGCTTTCTGCGACTTAAAAGCAGTAATAGCTTGAGCCATTTCTTCACCACTCAATCCTTGCTGCTTAAAATAATTTTTTAGCACGGTGTCTTCAGCAATTTTTTGCTTGCCTTCGACAATGCTAGCGATTTTGTCATAGTCAATCTCAGGAGTGCTAGCTGGTTGAGTTTGGCTTGACGTGTCTTGTCCACCTGCAGAGGCAGATCCAGTTCCTGTATCTGCATTATGGAAAAATAGTTTGCGTTTGAACATAGCGTTCTCCTTTCAGTTTTAAGGGTGTCTCCCTATTTCAGTTATTGTCACTGGTGTCTCCACGTAGTTTTCCGTCTTCGGACAAAAAGAAAACCGTACGGGATTCCATACGGTTAGAGTATAAGAAAAACCGCCTCGAATTCGACACGGTTTATAGCAATTTACAGTAATTTATTGTAATCTTTCTTACGTATAGTTACCTCCTGTTTTTGAGTACAAAAAAGCACCTTATCGGCGCTCTGTGATATTAACAATCGTAAAATACATACTTCTCACGTTGCAATCTACGTCTTTTCTCTTCTGAATCATAGCCATACTCATCTGCAAAATAATCGTATTGATCTTTGATACATTTATCTAGTTTTGCTTCAAAGATATCACTCTCTTCTTGTGGTCCATAGATAGCCGCTACAGGAAAAATCGGGGCTACTAAACGATATCCAAAGATTTCGCTGAATGTATCTGCTTTTTCTGCTACACGTTGATAGCTTTCGATAATCCGCATGACTACCTCTCCTTTAGTTTATTTATAACATAATTATAACTCTCAGGAAAGGTTTTTTCAAGTATTTCTCTTCGTTCACTATCAAATTGTGCCTCGAAGACATGCGCAAAAAACTCGCTCTCTATATTTCCTTTTTTCTCCCAGTAAACGAGCGAGTGCGAATACTTACCTTGTATTCTACCTTCACTCAACGCTCCCAATACATCAGATGCCGAAGAGGCTTTATCGTTGATATGGATTGCTTCGAAAATAGTCTCGTCAGATAAATTGATAAAGTCTTTACGTAGAAGTTGCAGTATTTTTTTATCCTTTGTGAATTCCCAACCCAGCTTCTCATCTATTTGGTGACCAAATTCATGGAAATAACCAGTACCAGGGCCGCGAGGGTCGTCTACGTCCTTATACATGTTCAGGAAGAGTTTTCCAGATTCATATCTTACAACTCCTGTTTCTGCAATAGTTGCAATCGCCGACTGGTCGGCTAGTCTTGCAAACAAGTCTTGTCCAAGCTCTGTACCATCCTTGAATTTTTTTCGAGTCGCCTCGATATACATGTGTCGTGTCTCTGCAGCAATCTTCTTCGAAGCTACGCCACTAGTATCTCTAGGTAATCTCTGACGATTGATGAATTTCTTGTAATCACTATCACTTTCGAGTGAAAGCTCTTGGTATAATTTGTATCCTTTTTCCGCTTCAAAGTATTTCAGATTTTCTTCTGCATTAGACTTAAGTTTAGACCATTCTTCCGCCCTTAATGTGTACTTCTGAACATTGTCTTCATCGAGACTGAACTGCGATAATCTGCTAAAGCGTTTCTCCTGTCGCTTAGCATGCTGAACTTTGTTGTCCAATAACTGTCTTTCCTTAATGTCGTCCAATTCCTGATTTGTAAATATTTTCTCTGGCTCGCTACTGATTCCAGGGAAATAAGTTGTATGCTTATCTTTGCAGTTAGGATGATACAAACCAGCTGCCATTGCAGAACTTAACAATGGATATGGACCATCAGCCGCACTGCCTCCTGACCAGACATTATCAATCAATACTTTGCCTTCAAAAGGCATACACAGAGGACATGCATTCGATCGCTTGTTTAAGACAACAGTATGAATTCCCCACTCCTGGCGCTTGATTCCCTCACCCATTAGGTAGGCTCTTTTGGTTGCTGTCCGAATGGCCATGTCAGCATACGATACGATATTGACCATGGCCCCGTTACTGTATTGGATGCATGTGATTCCCCGACTTAGAAAATCCTTGGCGGCCATATCCACTGACTGCTCGTAAGTCTTAGCTCCTGTGTTAGCTGCTACCTGGGCATCAAATATTGTGCGCCTATACTGGTCATCTGTATACCGCAATACAGCATGCTCTGCCGTCTTCATATCATACTCGACCGAGTTAAGTAACGCATTCAACTTTCGTTCATTGATAGCAAAAAATGAAGCCCCTAGGTTATCTTTTCCACTGTTAAATTCAAAACCGTTCTTGATAGCTTCCAGGATAGACATTTCCTCATCATCCATGCCTTGCCTATAGGCTTCTTGTATAGCAGTGGAAATCTTGCTATTGATATTGGCAAACTCTTTGCTATATTTTTTGGCATTAGCTCGCTTAAATCGTTCAAGCTCCTTCAATTGAGCGACCTGCCATTGTTCCCATTCAAAACCTTCAGCAGTTTCCTCTGCCTTATGCCTTCCGAGATTTCTAATCATGGAATCAAGCAGATCGTTTTCAATTCGCTCAAATGCTTTAGATACATCATAAGCCATTGCAGTACACCTTAAAACCTTGCGCTTTAAAACTTCTCAATTGTCGTTTCAAAGCTGTTTTACTAGGCATTTTGAGGTTGAGCATATCCAACTTGTTGTTCTTCTCAACAGCATAGATACCAAACTCTACATTATCGCTCGCCACCTGTAGAAGTCCCTGCGCTTCCTTCTGACTCATGTGATAGATCCTCTGTCCTATCGTCACCGTCTTCAGCATCTTCAGCCTCCTTCTCTATCTCAAAATCGTTAGCAGCTTCATTCAATGGCGGCACGTTGACTTCTGTCACACCTTGCTCTGCTTTGATTCTTGCCACTTCCTGGTCTTTCCAATTCTGTTCTTTTGAGTCACCGTATAACTCCTCAACGCTCGCTTCAATCGACATGATACCACCTGTCTTAGCCTTAGAAACTGTCTCAACCTGTGATTCGAAACTAGGATTAGCATACTCACCAAATGGCACGTCGACCTTGACTTTCTGTAGTGGTTCTTTCTTAAGCACACTATCAGCATTCAAAACCATACTAATTAACTTTGGCAGATAATCTTGCAGAGCTGTCACAATAGCATTGCGAGTATAGAGAGTTGCCTTTTCTTTCTCACGTTGTGCCTCGGCATTATCTAGCTTCTTGACATCGATACCGAGTGTTGATGGGCTAATGATACCTTGTAAAGCTAAATCAAGCGCAGTCACATATGTACTCAAATAGCTTTCGTGCGGGATATTAGCTTGTTGCAATGTGATTGTGTTCTTAGCATCCTCCCCCATCGCCGTCTCGACCTTGATAAAACGATGGTCAAAAGGATTTCCCTTACTAATTTCTCCTGTGTAAGGATCTCTAGGAAGTAAGTTCTCAGGAATATACTCTCGTGATCGTCCAGAACGAAGAGCATCCATCCACTGACTCCAAGACTCATCCAAGCTATCAAAAGCATCTGTCTTACGATCATAGATAGATTGACCACGGCCTTTTACTTTAGGTGACGTGTAAATCTTAAACGGCAAGCACAAGATAACGGATTTATCAAACTCCACATCGACAAGGTTAGCAGTGTACTCTGTCGCGCTCATATCTAGCTCAGTTTCGCCCCTGTAGAGCTTATAAGTTAATGAGCCATATCCATAGATTTCCTCGAGCAAATAGCTCCGTCTGTGTTCTGTGAAGTGCGTGCGGAAAATAACTTCTTTCAATCTTCCACGGTTGTAGATGATTTCAATTCTATCTCCACCAACCCATTCAACAATAGGCAATGATGTAAGCTCCGGATCAAATGAAATACGAAAAGCACCATCACCCATCACAAGACTGTCTTTAATCGCCTCCTGCAGTTGATCGTGGAAGTTGCTATCTTCAGCAATCTCTTCCCACAAAGTCCCTTGCGCTTTCTCGGCAAAGTCTAAATCATTCATATCGTGCAGCGTGATATCTACCAACCTATCAACGATGAGACCAGGTATTCCTGTGTGAATTTTTCTAATTTCTTGACCAGGAGTACTGGTCGCTCCCCAAAAGTTGATGTTGCTATGTGGTAATTGCTTGTAGAGCTGGTCCAGTTCGTACGAGTCACCGCGATACCAAATTTGGTTCTTTGCTGCATTATCTTCAAACGTCATTGCCTCTGTAATTGTGATGACATTTGGCTGTGCCTGTTCCAGTTTGAGAAAGCTTCTCATACTCCTTCTGATCATATCCATTATTCCCACTTTAGTTTTCCTTTCTTCCGATTATCTTCCTGTATGGCAACCACGCATACTGATTTGCATTGATTGTATGGTCGTTTGCGTCTTCCGGCTCATCTTTTCCTTCTTTCCACGCATACGTGTTTAGCTCTTTAATATGATTCATACAATGACTTAACACATAGTAGCAACCTTGAGCTAACCAACCAATTTGAAAGTTGATCCGGTCAATAATCTTGGTTTTCTTATAAGCATTGTTAAAGATATACAGACAGCCGTATTGTCGCTTGTATTTGTTTAATTCTGTAATTGTTGCTTGGTCCGCACTATCAACAAAGACATCACGCGCCAATCCCCATTCACTACGATTGCGTTCTAGGAAATTGATAAACTTGACCACAGTATCAGATGGTGCAATCGGTACATCAAGCTCAGCGTTGTTGTAGACTTCCTCATCCAGCGTATATAATTTACCGTTATCTGATATCCCTTGGAAAATCATTGCAATTGTATCGGGACTACTTGCTGAGTAAGCTGTATCTAGTCCAGCTGTGAACCGTTGGAACGTGACCGTATTCTTTACAAAAGACTTACTCAATACGTGTTTTTTGCTATCAAAATTAACGAAGACAATTCCTGTTGCTCGGCCACGTAGACCAAGTATTTTATTTTTGTAGAGCTTAGTCCCAACTGGTGCAGCATCCTTTTTCTTCTGGACGGCTTCTGGTGTTAGTGATAGGTTGTCATTAAACGTAAAAAACCAGTAACGCCATTTAGGGTTAGCTGGTTCTGATAGGTCTCGCATAATTTCTTCCGGCACATCGCCTGCGTACTTTTTATACGGCCGTGCCTTGTTAATAAATTCTTTGTAGACCGGTAAATCAGGATTATCCGGATTGAGCGTTGCCATCAAATAATCATTCCGCGTGGACAACTCACGAACAAACTCAATGTCAGCTGTGTTGACCTCATCAATATAGACACATCCATACTGACCACCGAGGACCAGCTTCCATTTTTCCTTGTTGTCATACCCCAATACATAAATGATTTTCCCCTCAAACTTGATGTGAGGAATCTTCGAATCTTTGTCACCATTACCACAGTAGACAGCTGTTTTATGGATGTCTAAAATTCCGTTATCCTGATTAATGATATTCTTTTCAGCTACACCAACTGTCTTTGCTGCAATGATGTGAAACTTCTTCGAATTTCTGCTAACTGCTCGCATAAACTTGACACCAACACCAACCGTTGTTTTTCCAGCTGCCGTTGTACCTTCCAAAAAGTCCGCATCAACATTATTAAAGCTATTGCAAAAATCAATGTACTTTTGAGATAAAGGGAAGCTATTCGTCAAGTCCATCACCGCCCAACTGACTAACGATATCGTCAAACTTCTTAGTCTCGGTAACTGTAGCATTGATATCTACTTTCTCGGTAAACAGACCATATCGCTTGCCTAAATCAACAGCAGCACTCTTACGAGTTGATACATTAGGCTTTGCCTCTACGACACGTTGAGTGCCTTCTCCGTCTAAAACAAGCAGTGGTTCAGTAACTTCACCACGCATCACAGAAGTCAAAAATTCGAGCACTTCTTGCTGATCAGCAACACGCTCGGATTTCAATTCTTCCAGTCGTTCGTCTATATAAGCTTTGACGTTAGCATTTGCTAGCAATCGACTTCCATTTGCTCGAGCTACCTCATCCTTTTTGATATTTGGATATGCTTTTTTATAAGCCTGTGTTGCATTTAAGCAGATGATGTACTCATCGGCAAAAATCTTTTGTTTTTCAGTCATCCCATTTTCCATCACCACCTTATTTTTCATAACAAAAAAGACGCGTGTATGCGCCTTTTTTCTAGGAGTCATCATAAAAAACGTTTTGCTTTCATTTTCTTGACAATACCATAATATCACTTTAAAAATTCCAAAGAGTTCCATTAGTTCCATTTTTTAGAAATTTTTTTCAAAGCACTCTCTCTAGCCCGATGAATCGTTCCGCGCCCACAACGTAACTGAGCCTGAATTTGATTCCACGACAATCCATCAATGTACAACAACCGCATGATGATATTTTCTACAGGGTCGTCCAATGACTCAATCACTTGCACCAGCTCATCCCGTTCCCGATAGAGTTCTTGGATCTCCTGATACAGTTGTTCTGATTTGTCAATAATCAGCACGTTTAATTCCTCAGAGCGATTAGACGAGCTTTCTGACTTTGGCATGTTGTCAAACTGCTGTCCTCGTAAGATGCTCGATTTCAGACTGATGATTTCCTGGTGCTTTGACTTCGCTTTGATATCGATGTACTGTAAGGCCTTTAGTCGTTGCTTGATATTAATTGTCAATCTTCTGCCTCCTCCAAAAGCTCTGGATTTTCGTATATATTCCCAACGACCTCGCAATCAGTATGTCGTAGCCACAATTCACATCCGTGTTGTTTGGATTCGAGACGATACGATCCGCCTCGATGCCTTACAACTTCGTAATAAGTTGGCTCAGAATAGACATCTTTGGCCATTTTGACTATGTCGCCTTCAAAGATAATTTTATCACCCCTATCAACCATATCTGTTGATTGCATGAGATGAAGGTCATTGTTTACTATCCAGTCACCAGCGACTGAATCCTCATCAATAATCCAAATGTTGCCACCACCAACCATAACTTCGTCTGGTTGATACATACGATTTAATGAGCCACTATCATACGCTCTGTACTTCGGTATCATCCCAAATCCTCCTCTTTAACAAACGAGCCATCAATCCATTTACCGTTAACTACCATTCAATTCCCCTTTCTACTCTTTTGACCAAACATTCACTACAAATACCATTTTGAAATATACAATCATAAATCTCTTTTGAAATTTCAGGATCATTTTTCTCTTTGTCAATGACTAAGAAAATCACGTTAATAGATGTGTCTTCAAATCCATTTTGAATCTCATTCAATTCAACAAGGTTATTCC